CCACTTCTCTGCTGTCTAATGTCTGTTCAATCTGATTCATAATTTCAAATTCTCCTTGATTTTTAGGCTAGAATCTCCTATTATGAACAAAGAGATTCCGTTTACGGGATTCTTTGCTTTGAGTAAACACGAACTTTGGTCGGTGGGTGTTTACTCTTTTTTTGCAACTTTATTTTTTGTTTCCATTTTGCCAACATTTTTTGTAAAAAAAATTTTTTCTTTTTCTTCTAATGTCTTAATTTTCAATATAATGCATAATTCTTCGATTTCATTGGCTTTAAACTGTGTTTGGTTATTAATTTTCTTTTGTAATCCATAAGTAGTCAAGCCGACCTTCGAAGCTATGTAATACTTTTTTAATCCAGACTCATCTATTCTCTTACATAATTTTTGTGTATCTACCATTTTTCATCCCTCCTTTCTTATTGTTGGCATTTTGTCCACATTTGTTATATTACTCTTTTGTTTAATAATTGTCAACATTTATTTCAATAAAAGTTGAATTTTTTTCTACACAATGCTAATATATAATTACGAGGTGATTATAATGGAAATTGGTGATAGAATTCGAAAAAAACGTGAAGAACTCGGCATGTCCCAAGAAGAACTTGCAAAAAAAATAGGATATAGATCAAGATCGTCTATTAATAAAATAGAAAATGATGGCCGTGGGCTTCCTCAATCAAAAATATTATTAATAGCAAAAGCTCTCGAAACCACTCCTGATTTTTTGTTAGGTTGGGATGATGATGAAACAAATTTTTACTCTGATGAAGTATTATATGGAATAAACGCAATGACTTCCCTTCTACAATATCTGTATGACGATGTAGATTTTCATGAATATCCTCTTTGTGATACTTTCGATGTTGTACTAAAAAAAGATTCTACCGAGGTCACTCTAACTGAACTGGAATACAACTTATTGTTTGATTTCATATGCAGTAATATTCCAAATTATATTAATCTTGTCAAAAGTAAATCTCCACAAACCGAATAATATTTCTTAAAATCCCCGCCTACGTCATGTAAGTGGGGACTCTTCTATGGTTCATATCCATAATCTTCTATTGCCGAACACATCATAACTAGAGTTTCAGTATAACCTCCGAGCATCGCCTTGTCCTCTTCTGGCGCATCAGACGCAATAAAGGCTCTCACATCTTCCCTTAGTTGTAACCATTCTTCCTTACTTTTCTTGCCTGACATAATACGCTCACGAAGTTTCTCTGCTTCTGTCCACTTTTCGGGATGTTTGTACCACTCATTTTTTTCTCTCACTATTTTCATAAATTCTTCGTGTGTCATTTAATCGCCCCTTTTAATCTACCCAAAAAGTCCATAACGTCATTATAATCGACAAAAGATGCTCCTTCACTTCTTAGAGAATTATCCACCTTATCCTCTAACCATTGATATCTAGCTGGTAATGGTACATTAAATAATTCTTTGGCGAATTCCATATCCGTTCCATAAGAAAATCTATCATTCAATGCCTTTAAAACCATTGTCTCATTGTCATAAGCATACAAATTAACAATCTGCTTTTCCGTACATATTTGCTGCTTCAACCATTCTACGGAAGCTTCTTCAATAGCCTCATTGACTCCATAAACGTTATGGTCATAATAGCTGCAAGAACATGAATGAAGCATCTCATGCCATATTGTACCATTATCTGCATTATCTACAACAGAAATATCACAAGACCACTCTTTTGCCCCTAATGAATTGTCCTGAGCCAATGTGTTATCAATTTTTATCCTTCCACTCCACTTCGATGGTCTGTCAGAATACTGCGTTATCTCTTCCCTGATCCGCTGTGCAGTCTGTTCAAGTTCTTCCTTGGTTCTTTTAGTATATCCCACATTCTTCGCTTTTTCCATTGGAACTTTGACAGAATTACTGTAAGCCGTTGCCCTGCCATTCGCCTTTGCAGACTGCGCCCGTTTAAACCCTGCCACTTTAATTCTATCCGCCTGTGTCTGTAAATCATTTGACTTACAGAGCTCCTGGTATTTCTTATTCTCTGTACGGAGCCTGTATGCGAGTTTGTCATACTGTGGCTGCAAGATCTCTTTCACATCGGTCTCCGCAATTCCGTCTATTTCAAGCTGTTTTGCCAATAATTCCCGCTTTGTCTTACGGATTGCCCGCTCCATCGCTCTCTGCTTCTGCTGAAGCTCATAGACCTTCTGGCTCTTCTCCCTATCAACCTTTGGTTTCGGTACTCCAAGTTCTTTGCTCCACGGTCCGTGTGAATGTCTGCAATTGTATCCATGCAGACCAAGCAAATCCACACATCTCCCACACTTCTTTTCATAATCAATATCATAACCCGTGCTTGCCAGTAAATTGGGGAAATCCGGTTCACTCCCATGAATCTTATACGCACGTCCCTGCCACCAGTCATGGGAAGAAACACCCTCCGGATCTTTATCATTGTGCCTAGCTCCCGGATGCTCCGATACAACCACATATTCAATTTTATTCTGTATGATATACTGATTTGTCACTTCCGCAGCTGTCTGATTCATGGATGTAATTACACAACATCTTACAGCCGCCTCTAATGTTCTCCTTGCCCCTGTGGGGTAATCTATCATTACACCATTCTTCGCATAACGGTCAAGCACTTCACATACAGCACTGCTATAGGACTGCATACCGGAAGCCACACGAAAATCCACCTCATTCAGCATATTGATCAGATCCTTCTGCGACTGCAACATAGTAGTCTTCGTGAGATTATTCAGTTCTCCCATCGTCTTGCGTAATTCGGCATTCATAGCCATAATAACGGCATTATTCTGCAAAGTTGGCGTAACGGACAGATGCTGTAAAACATCAAAATCATTTGAAAAAGAAGTCATCACGCTGTCGCTTAACAGCCTTCGGATTTCATCCCTGCTCTTGCCTGTCAGCTTGGACAGCCGTTTTATGATTTCCTGTCTGTGAAGTCCCATCTGCTGCAACTTATATAACTCCCGGTCCGCCGTTCCGGACAATTCTCCCGCCGCCATCAGACGCATAGCAATATCCTTTATGATCCAGTCTTCCAGATCCTGATACATTTCAACTAATTTATCAGATTTTCCATAAAAATATTCGGGTTCAAGCACTATCCTCTTCCTGCCTCTCTTTTAACCAAATCAATCCATTCTTGACCATGCGTCTGCTTTGCACGCTCGAACCAATGATCTCCTGTACCTGGCGTATGATAATGCAACGGCTGTCCGGATGGATATTTCTTTTCTCCTTTGTGCGCCCATGAGCTGCCATTTGCTGCAAGATATAACTCCCCTTCATACTGATAATGCGCATATGGCGTATCTGTCGAAATAAGACCAGGTTCTATGATATGTGTCGCTCCTCTCAATGCTCCTTGTTGAAATGGTATGTATTCCATCATATCGTTCAGCACCTTCTGGTCAAGCATATCCTGTGCCCGCCGCAGATTAGCATCTATCCGCTTGGTATCAATGTGAATGTCTATGCATCCTACAACTTTGTCATACCTCATTCCTATTCCTCGCCATATAATCCACCCTGCTGCTCTCCTGCATTTTCCTCGTCCCGTTCTGCAAACATCTCATCAATTTCCTTATCATTGAAGCCTTCATACTCTTTAAGGTATTTCCGTTTGCTGTAAACTCCGTTCATCATGAGCTGATATGCTCTTGTACGATCCTGCTCAAAAGACGCAAGAAGATCTTTGAAATAAAAGATGTCCTCATCTGCCACATTCTCATCTAAGGCATTCACATAGCCACTTGGCATATTGAAAAACACATCACAATATTTATCCAGCGCATACACCAGATCCTTAATTGCTGTTTTGAGTGCTGTTCTGATATCCGTGATTGTTTCTACCGTCTCGCTGTCATCACTTTCAATTTCTGTAGCTGTTGCCACCCCGGTCTTACGGTCAAGTACAAACTGCCCCTGCGAGAATCCTGCCTTGGTGGAGATCATGGAAAGAATAGAGTTGATATCTGCCACCCTCTGATCCGTCAACATGGTTGGAACATGCTCATCTATCGTATTGGCAGAATCTACTCCGTGCTTAAGTCCTTTCACAAAGCTTGGCAGTTCTACCCGCTTCTTGTATCCTGTAGCTATATCACGCTTCATCAATGCATTTTCGTCAATAAAGGTAATATGTTTGGAATCCTCTGTCTCGTCACTCTTACGGCTCCATGCAACATCCAGATCATGTAGTTCACCAATACAATTAGCAAAAAGTGCCACCCCTTCCGGGGACGAATAATCAATGGTGTTGTTATATGGCATTTTAAAATATCCAAACAATGGTTTTTCCACGTTTGATATTGTGATAGTTTCCGGTATATCTTTCCACACATCTACTTCTGAAAGCTTCACGCTTCGCCCTAGGCTGTCACTCCCTCTCGATTTGAATGCTTTGTTCTCAATCCTGTATGATCTCTCTGTGTTCTCCTCATCTCCTGCAATGGAAGATATAAAGTGCTGATACTCCAAGCGTGTATAATAATCTTCGCCCTTCACCTGTCTATCAATAAAGATCACACCAAGAATATCTCCATTACTATTCTTCTCTGTCACTGCAAAGCTTCCAGGCATCACATAGTCTATTGCTCCCGCCGGATTATAGGTACCACTTGGCTTTATGATGATACCACCGGCTCCACAGGCATCTTCTACTTTATCTCTGATAGACTTCTGGATCATGGCCTTCACACACTGGTTGATATAATCCGCTCTGTCGCTGCCGCTGATCGTCACATTGAGATCCAGACATGTTTTCTTGCTGGTGTAATAGCAGAGGAACTTTGCAAAATTGATTGTGCGCACGCTCTCGCTTATCCAGTAAGGCCTTCCCTTGATGATGTTCTGCCATTCTGCCTGCGCCATCTCCATGAAGTCAGAGGAAATAATATCAACACCAAATTCTTTTTCCGCATTTGTTTTAAATAAATTCATGAAAAACTCCTTTACTCGCGTGAATATGTTCATATGTCACCACCTATATTCCAAGTTGCTTATACACTGTGCTTATCTTGTGATACTGAATTGCGAACCAATCAACCATAGTCTCATCATGACCAAACCGATCACAATGTTGAAAATTTGACTGTAATCCACTCTCTGCAAGAAAAGCATGAATTATTTCATGTCGAAGTTGTTTTCTCTGCAATTCATCAAAATCTCCAACCCCATTTGTATTATCAGATCTCAGATGTATTTCTCTGCTGGTACAATCGCAATATCCATCTGTATCACTGTCGGCAAATTCTTCAACAATGATTGCATATTCCGTTCCGAGTACATTAATCTTCGTATTCTTCATCCTCTTCCTCCTCATCTTCGTCTATCTCATCATCATAAAGTCCATTGTTACGTCTACTCTCCATAATCACGCGATTTAATCCATAGATCAGCGCCATTACGCAGTCTTCCCCCAACGTTGGATACGCATCTGAAAAGCTTCCATCTGCCAGCTGTTCATGCTCTAAGGTTGTAAGTTCATGCGCAAGTTGCGGGCATCTGACAGGATCCACGATAATTTTCGTTGTCTGCTGCAACCACTCCCAACAGTAATCTCTGCCTTTTCCGGATCCCCAACGTTTTTTCGCACCAATAGCATTGAATCCCCAGTCCTGCATTTCTGCAATGGCATCCGGTCTCGCAGAATCGCAGATAATTTCTTCTGTGATATACTTCTTAATCTTCCGCGCAAATGTGCTGTTTTTGCACCTCTTAGCAAACACCTCTGCGACACAGTACAGTGTATCTGTATCCTCGTCATACCAGGCAACTTCGAATGTCTGTGGATGCTCAAAACCAAAGTCTAAGCCATGATAGAAAAATGGCATATTTTCCATCTCTACATCTGTGATTGTCCTCTCTTCCACATTGTCAAAGATACCGCCTCCGGTACCCGTCACTTTTCCAAGATAGTTGTTATCGTAGTATAACGGCTTATGTACCCTGAACCACTCCGCACGTTCAAAGAAACGTTTTCCAAGCCACTTCACCGGCACATTGTAATAATAGCTGTGACAGATTCGCGTCTGCGGCTTATTCCTGCATTCCTCCACATACTGGTTCATGAAATTATTCTTGGACTTTGGTGGGTTGAAGATCTTAATATCCAACGCCGGTGTATCTGATCGCAGGAAGGTATCTTCGATGTTGTCCATCTGTTCCACGCCTGCCATCTCATCACATTCTTCGTGGATCAGCAGCTTTACATAGCCAAACGGAACATTGAACGATTTCAAGGAGATTGGCTTATCCGCTCCCACGAACATTACCATCTGTCCGGTTGGTTTATACACTGCACACATCGGAGACTGCTTGAAATCCCAGTTATCAATATCGTTGTACCGGATCACAGTCTTCATGAACTGGTTGTATACGGATCCACGGAGGTCTACCTTATAGCGTCTTGTGTATACGATATGTGCCTGTCGGTCCTGCCGGATGGTTTCATATGCCAAATCTCCCCAAAAATTTGATTTAATGGATCCTCGTCCACCTTTAGAAATAATCTCATGCACATCTATCTCTCCGGCAAATGCTTCATGCACTGTCCGGTAAATCTCCACGAAGTCGGAGGTAATGTCTGTGATCGGTACGGTCCAGAGTGGTGCTTTCTCACGCTTTTCCTTTTCCTCGCGCTCGATCTTCTGCTTTTCCGCTATGGTCAGTGCCTTTTCCAAACCGTCCATAGCCTTAAGCTGATCGGAGAAATCCGGAGCAAATCCAAATCCGTCTACAACCTCGCCTTTTGCGATCTTACTCCTGCGCTCCTGGATGTCAGCAAGGCTCATAATGTCGCGGTGCTGCTCCTTTTCGATGCGTTCCATCTGCGATGCTATATACTCTGAAATCAGTGGTTTCCGTAGGTTCTCTTTTGCTTGCTGCTCAGGGCATTTATATTTTGCCTTTCTTGCGGCATCCGTTCCATTCCCGCCATTCTTTATATACTCGTCTGCAAATGCTTTCTGTTTCGGTGTGAGTTCTTTCTTCATCCGCTCACCGCCTTATATATATCCAATAGACAATAGATCAGGTCTACCATAGAGCAGGTTTTTAATATCTCATAGTCTTTTGTTTTCCATTCTCTCTTTCCCTGGTTATAACACTCTACGGGTGTAATTATGCGATAGGATGTAATCATGCGGTTTTGATCTACAGAATAGAACTGATTCTGATTTATCTTCACAATCATTCCTCGTTTTATAATAGCTGTCTGTAATTTTTTCGTTTTTCCTTTTAAGTTCGCCACACAATCACTTCCTCTCTGCCAAATGATATATTTTTAACCTCATAACATGATTATAAAGCAGGGAATCAGAGGATTTGTGCCAACTTTAGGGCAAAAAATACCAACCATCGTAATTGGTGGTTGGTATTAATGGAATCATATTTTTTTATTTTGCAGATACTCCTATCAAATAATTTATAAATGCACTGCACGATACTAACATAAACTTTGCCTCATCGAATGTTGATGATGGACCACCTATATCTCCTGCATGGCGGATACCATTCGCATCGCTCGTATATCCGTAAAGAATATTGAATGCAGATTTTAAAGCTTTGTGAATTACCACTCCGCTATCTTCAATTTTCTTTAGCATATTACCTAGTGTAGCTTCTTTCCCATTTACTCCCGTAAGTATTTTACAAATAGCTTCAACAGCACTTATGCTTTCTTTAATTGAGTTTTCATAATCCGGATTTTCTCTATTAGATAAAAAACCAACCGCTTTAGATATGTGTGTATTAACAATACTATATGGACTATCTGCAGCCTTATTTATTGCTTCAATTTCATTCTCATCTGTGATTGGAACAATAATTTCATTTACAAAACGATATCCAACGTACTCATTTTTAAATATAGTGTTATAGTCCTCAGCATATTCATCTTTCTTCCAGGGATTCATTTGTTTCATTTTCTGAACTATAAATTCAATAAGTGAAAAAACCTCATCATATGTATTTTCACGAATAGTTTGATATATTATTTCCTTAACATTTTTCTCATCACAGATTTGTGAACAATCAAATTCAAACGCAAATACCTGAATTATTATTGACTTGTAAAATGTCTGTGTTCTCTGGAAATCAACATCGTCCAAAACAATGCTTGTCATGTTAATCAGCATTGCCCTCGTTCTATCATCCAATGATTCATATTGCATATTTCTATTTTCGATGCTTATATTGTTTCTGTCTGAAAAACCACCGCGCAATCGAACCTTATAAGTTGGTTTACTATCTGATCTTTTCATTTTCGCATTCCCCCTCATACAAAGATTATATCACTGCATGAACATTTTTTCAAAAATTTCTACTCCCTTCCCCATACAATCATATACTGTCCGTTCTTTTCTTCTACCAGATGACACATCCTCTGCCGCATTAACCTCTGTGCCGTGCTACGCCTTCTGTAAAAACTCCTCCTGCTGATCGGCATAATGCCATAATGAGCTTCCAGCATGTCATAAGATACATTGTGTAGTATTGACTCTGCCAGTTGTTCAGCAATAAAACTATCAACCTCATTGCATATTTCAAATGTTTCCGCTTCACTCATCATGTGCATTTCCTCTCTGATATTTGTGTTACGCTGCCATATTTGCCTGCATCCGATCCAGCTCAATGTCATCACAGATATAATACTTAATCGTCACGTCCGTACTTGCATGTCCAAGCCGCTTAGATACAAACAGGATATCCTTCGTCCTCCGGTACTCCCTGGATGCAAATGTCTTCCGGAAGCTGTGCACCGTCACACGGAACTTACAGCCTGCTGCCGCAGCGATCTCCTTGGTCATATCCTCGATACTCTTATCACACATGCCGCCTTTTCCTCGCTTGCCGATAAATACAGGTCCTTCCGTCCGGTCACCAATGTACTTTTTCAGTGCCTGCTTGCACCTCTCACTCATGAAGCAGGTTCTCCACTGGCTTGTCTTCTCTCCCCAGATCCGGATTTCTTTCCTGTTAAAGTCCAGATTCTCAATTTTAAGCCCGACAATTTCACCAACACGCGGTCCTGCGGAGAGCATCAGCTCCAACAGGGCATTCAACCGCAGATCCCCGGAAAGTGACAATGATGCCCTGGCGATTTCTTCATCAGACAGCCGCTCTTTCTGCTTCTGTGGCTGCCGGATCTTGTCGATGTCCCTTGAGATATCCTCCGGGATATGTTTCTTACGGTATGCCCATCCGAAGAAGGCAGACATGTACTTCTGGATTGTTGCCGCATATCCCTTGCTGATCTTGTCCCGGTAAATCCTTAACGCTATGTAATCCATGACCTGCTGCCCGGTGCAGGTATAATAGTTCAGACCTGTCTCGAGGAAAAACTTCTTCATGATGGTCAGATACAGTTCAATGGTGCCCTTCTTCCTGCCGGTGGCGGTCAAGTCAATGATATAGCGCTTCATGATCCACTCGTTGTCATATACCTCGGTGGATGGCAGTGTCTCTGCCGCTGTGAGCTGTATGTCAATCATCTTCACTGTGATCACAGTCTTCAGACGGTCGATTCCTTCCGGTGTCAGGTATCCGGTCATCTCATATACAACGTCATTGATTAACTCTGTCTTCGTCATAGCTCATCTTCTCCTTGTCTGATCTGGTGAAAGATGCTATACTGTTCTTGGTTGAGGAATGCGTATAGCATTTTCAGTGAGCTGGTGTTTGCAGGCACTGGCTCATTTTTGTTTATAGGAACATCCGGTCGGAACATTTGTTCTTTCGTGAGTATTTTTTTACCGGCATATTTCAGCCGGTAGTTTTTCTATTTGTTACTCTAGCCACTTATTATCCAGATAATAGAATCCAAACACAACTCCGCCGATTAGAATACTCCAGAATATCCAGAATACGGTCACACTTGCATTAGATTGCAAATGATCGACTGTTTCACCGATGCTCATGTCTTTATAAAACCGTGTTTTGTTTACCGTATGATTATCCAATCTTGTAAAAATTGTACCTTTATATTCCGTTTTACTTCCGTAATAAACATACCTGACATGATACCCACCACTAACGGTGTCGATGTAGTCCATATAAGGCTCATAAATCTGGCCATAATCAAACTCAATCCCCAGAAATGTAACTTTATCACAGTGCATACTCTCGCTATCGTACAAATCCCATGTCCAGTATTCCTCCTCGTGGCTGTCGGTCACATTTCCATCTTCATCGTACTCATAAACGGTCTTCGTGTGCCTTGTGTAGTGCTCCTCGTCTCTCTCAACCCTCATATAATCTCCACCGATTTCAGGATATGTAACTGTGTCGACCGCTTTCAGCTCTCCATACACGAATGCATTTCCAACATTTGTGTCCATTCCATATTGGAACAGCTCCCGGCTCTCAATCTTAACCGCCTTATTATAAATCTCATTTTGATCCATTTGATATTCTGAAATCCTGAAAGAAATCAAAATACCAAGAAAAATCATAACTGCAACAATGGTCACACTAGCTAAAATTTCACGCTTTGTTATCTCAAAATCCCCAAAGTCAAAACTTCTTCTACCATATCTCATAAGCTATTCCTCTTTAAATAAATCCAGCGGTGCGTCAGCCGGTGCATCATAGTTGAGATATTCATATTCCTGTATCTCATATCCAAGCATTCCTAAAAACTGGCTCGTAGGGAATTTCCTGACATATCTCTTATATTCCTTAATCTGCTTATTATAATTGCTACGGTACTCTGCGATCATATTCTCCGTCATAGACAGTTCATTCATCAGTGTTTTATAATTTTCATCCGACTTTAACTCTGGATATGCTTCTGCAACCGCCGTAATCGCTGTTGTGACATTTTCAATATCTTCCGTAGTTCCCCTGCCATCTGCAACTGCAGTTAATGTATCTGCCTCATGTTTATCATACTGTTTTACGCAATCAGCAAGATTGTACACCAAGTCAACTCTTCTCTTTTCCTGCACCTTAATGTCTGATGCAGCCGTATTTACCTGTTCCTCAAGTGCAATTGCTTTATTCTGTGAGCCTTGTACTCCAAATACAATCGCTAATGCTACTGTTGCAATACCAACTACTATAATTAAAATCATTTTCCAATTTCTTTTCATATCTGCTTTTCTCCTTTAAAATTCAATTCATTATGTTTCGAGTTCACGGTCTAATCGCCTAATTGCAAGTCCAACTGTTGCCCGGACGACTATTTGTTACAAGCGTTAAAGTTCAGTTTAGCAGTTCCGGGTTGTCAATTGCATTTCCAATGATAACAATTTCATCTGGATTAAACTCTCCTAAAGAAATACTTTCCGAGTTCCCAATCGCCTGCGCTTCCCAACTCAGTGAGTAATCGCTCCATTCAATAATATATAGTTCATCGTCGCACTGAAAAATATCTTTCTCATAGATTCCCTCGTATCCGGTACACTGGCAGATTGTCTCCGGCATGACTTCCACGATCTTATTTCCACAACTGATTTTACCTGCCTCTATGTCATGATACTTTTCCGGCTCTTTCTCGATGATGATCGTCTTTTCTCCAAGGACTGCATAAAACCCAGTTACCCACTGCTTTCTAGTCCCTATTGGTCTTGCTTTACATAAATGTCTATCTTCCATCCTTTTCCTCCATTTCTTTCAGCTTGGCTTCGGCTTCCTCTCTGGTAAGGAATACTGTTTTGCCAAAACTATTAATGTGTTCGATAGCAAATATCGTTTCTCTCACATATGCCTTTTCATATGTCAAATATTTCCAATCGTGTCCTTTTAATGTTGCACCATCAATCATATAAACTGTGTCTCCAATACGGCAAGGCAATCTATACCATGTTGTTTTTCCATCCAAACTAAAACTTTCCACGCCGTTCAATGGTGCAGGCAACCGCAGAAGTAATCCCTGCTCCTCGGCATCTTCATAGGCTCCGAGTTTTTCACAGGCATTTGTCATATTCTCACAATTGTCGCACTTGCTACTTGCTCCAAGTCCATTGCACTTTTCAAAACATTTTGGAAAGTAATATGAGCCAACATCGTTTTTCTCTGTTAATCTCTCCATGCTATTCCTCACTTTCTGCCTTTCTTCTCAAACTTATCACACATCCCAACCGGGCATCCTCTGCTCATATCCATTCGCAATATATATCCGCAAATGATATCTGTATCACTGTGTTTAAAAGCATATTTACACTTCCGGCAATACTTTGTGCTTGTCTTTACCATCTCTGCCATTGTCCACCTCAGATCTCCCGGAACTTGCCAATGAAACGCTTGTCACAGTAATTGCATTCGTGATAAAGCACACTTGCAATATCGATCATGTCCAGATAATTCAGTGACAGGCTGTTGATGTAGTACCGGATCCAGCCAAAGACCCCTCTGATCTGCCTTACTGAAAACCGGAACTGTGTTTTTAAACAATTTCCCAACAGCGAAAAGTAGTTACAGATCGATGCCAGTAAATACTGCCCTGCTTTCTGCATTGAGCCTGGTGCTACTTTCTTGTCGACCAGTGCAAACCTCTCCCGGAATGGAACCTTATTTGCTTCATCTGTCACGGAAATATTGCACTTTGTTTTCATGAAATACTCTAGCTCAGCTGTTGTTAAATGAGAGTCCTTATCTGCATTCGCATTCAGATATGCATTGATCGTGTTCTCAACTCTGACAATTCGCTTATTGCCAAATCCAAACTTGTCATGCAAGATCTGGTAAGCTATGATCTTAATGTTCTCAAACGACTGCTCGATCAGATAATTCGTGTTATTCTGCACTTTGGCATATTGCTGAATGCCTAAGATTTCATTCATGCTATAGCCCAGCGGCTGCATCTTCTTCTTTTTCCTGCTTAATGCGTTGCTCATGTTTCATCCTTTCCTCATAAATTAATTGGTAAGGTTTCTCTTTCAGCCAGTTTCTTTTTGTATTAGCTTGCGCCTGTTCCATTTTTATCATGTCAGAATAAACTTTCTGGCTATTGGATAATCCGAGAACCCTTTCACTCTTGTCTCTTGTCATCTCTTGCCTTTCTGTCCCATTTCTCTATCAGCTCAAATAGTTCTTTTCTTGCTTCCTCTTCATGCCCTTTTGCCTTTTTAATGATCCCATCCACCATATCTGCGACCTGTTGCCATTGACTATCTGACAATGGATAATTATCATTAATTTGTTGATCGATAAATTCTTTCTTTTTATCAATCCATTCACGTTGTGCACTGTTTAATATGATAATCACATCCTTTTTGTTACCTTTTGTAGCCTGTGTAACCATAAAATATAATAAAATCAATGCTTTCATGGTTTGGTTACATGGTTACACGGCTACATACACTTTTTACGCGTAGAAATTATTTTTTTATTCTAGATTTCTATGTAAAAAAATTTTTTTTAAACTATATAAAAAGTGAAAATCGCGTGTAACCCATGTAACCTGTAACCTTTTATCTGCTTTTCCCGTTTTTATACTATTTGAATGGCAGTTCTTCCTGTTCATCCTCCGGGATCTGCAGGAATCCATCCTTATCAGCCTCGATTCCATCATCCATCTTTAAAAACACACACCTGTAACTCCTGCCGTCAATCTTCTTTATTTTTGTAAGCTGGCCATTCTGTACCTGGATTTTGCTGTGCCGGTCCGCCCATGACAAAAATGCTTTTCTGGAAAATCCTCCACTCTCGCAGATCCTGTCAAATGCCGGATTGTAGATCACTGCATATCCGTTTTCCAGTATGCCCCACTTCTCGCACGCTGTTGACATGTCAAACCGTGTCTGGTTCATGGCGATCATCCCAAGAATATACTCATAGCAGCGCTGGTTGTCTGACACATCAGAATAGTCCGTAAGCGTTTCTTTTGCTTCATCAAGGGAAATATATATCCCGTCCTTAAAAATGCTCTCTGTGGCGATTTTGTCGGCTGTAAGGATGATGCTTAATGACATTGCCTGCTTCTGCATTTTGTCAGAGTCCATTATCTGCTCCATGAACTGTTTCTGGATACCTTTGATCTCTTTTATATCCATATCCTTAATGACATTTACATAATCTTTTCCGGCAAACCCATAGTTTCTCTTTAATATTTCTGCTGTATGATGCGGATCACCATAAATTTTTTGCGAGCATTCCAGTTCCAGGATCCTATTGATTGCTCCACCTTGACTGACATAGCTGTTCAATGGTCTCTCGCCATTTGTTATGATGCAATTTTTCCACCGGTTTTCCCGGTTGATTCCAAGATCTTTGTTGCTTCGGCTCTTTCCTTTTCCGGAACACAGGTCATATACAATTCCCTCAAAGTTATCCCTGATTCTGGCTGATGTCTTACTTGTATCATCCAGCATCATTGGCAGATGGTTCAGCATATCTGCTTTTGCTTCCAGTGCCACATCCGTTGTCTTAAAGTCACCTATGTACTGTGATTCATCCGGATTCGCCCATACCGATGCTGCAAGCATCAGACTGACTGATTTTCCACCTTCTGTTTCTCCCCACAGATCTACAAAGAATGGGAGTCCTCCAAGCGGCTCTATCAGAACAGATGCAAAGGATGCTGCAAGCATAAACTTGATTTCCTTCTTTCCTGTCCTGCGCAGTTCTTTCACATGCTGATACCATGTATCTTCATTGCCGCGCTCATGAACCGCGTCAAACAGGGTTTTAAAACGGCTGTCTCCATCAAAAACAATCTTCTGGTCGTATGGGATAAAATCGTTCCCGTTCCATCCGAGTTTACTGGTGGAACTCTGTACCTCGATCAGGGAATCATTCATATTTTCAATATCTGACATATATCGGACCAGGTTCTTTGCATTCTCACTTGTGATTGAAATCCCTACACCGGACAACTGTACAATTCTGCTTGCAGATGTGATTACTGTTTTTGGAAATTTCTTCGTATACCAGCGCCCATTCCGCTTGTATGCAATTTCAATCTGTTCCTCCCCGGTCTCTAAGTTCTTGAGTCTTTTCACCGGCAGGATCGGATGATAACAGGCTAGCACCTCCCCGAACATATTAAACGTCCTCACTCCATCATCATCTGCGATCCATGATCCGGAATACAGTTCATGTCCATCCTCAAAATAGTCAAAATGTGTATAGTTATCTGCCAGCTGTTGGGGATGGTTCTTTTTTGATGATTCAATTTCTTTAAATGTCTTTTTATATGCACGGACCATTGTATTGAATTTTTTCAGTGTTCCTTTATGCTCCCTGTCTAACTGTTCCGCACGTTCCTGAAATGATAAGAGCATTCTTGCCTTTTGAATCTCATCCGGCTCATTAAATATCTCTGTAAATACTTCTTCTGACAGAATCGATTCGGCATCATACTCTTTCAATAGTTTCAATTCTTGCCACTCCTTTCCAGCTGCTTCTGTATTTCTTCATCATGATATAAATGAATTGTGAGTTTATCCTGGCAGAAACACCACATATCAGAAAACGGCTCAAACAGCTTCAATACTGTCACATAGATCCCGATCCATCTGTTGTTCTCTGCATACTCAGCTTTCAGTCTTTCCCGCTCCCGCTCTCTTTTTTCTTTTGCTTTCTGGGCATGATATATGGCAATTTCAGATTTCTTTGTTGGCTTCTCATAAGTTCCTCCCAGGCTGTAAAAGGCAGTCTTAAAATCGCAATGGTCCATCTTCTGGACAAATGAAAAGATATCTCCACTTGCCCCGCACCCAAAACAGTAGAAGGAATCCTTATATATTTTCATGCTGGCCGTATGGTCTCCCTTATGGAACGGACAGGGGCAGAATCCCGCCCGGTTGACGTTCATCCCATAGGATTCCGCTACCTCCTGCATGGAATGTGACTGTTTTATTTCATCTACTGTCATTTAGAATCTCCACAATTTTTCTTCCGGTTTCTGATTTTTCGCAGAAAACAAAATCTACATTATACCTGTCTCTGATTGTAACCAGACTTCTGTATAACTGGATCCCATCTACTGCCTTCTCAGAACATACTGTTTTTACCTTTTTTCCATTAACAGTTTTCCATCGTATTTCATGTTTTCTTGGGTTCTCCCAAAAGTAAACATCCTCAAGCGTTTTTACATCCTCTCCATGTTCCACCAGAATTATAATTTTAATGTTCTGCTGTATTGCCCGGATAAGTTCCGCCTTGAAACGTTCGTGCTGCTGGCATACATTTCCACACAATTCCTGTAAATTCTTTTTCCGGTCGATCACCAGTCTTGGATTGTCCAATGACTGATAATCGCCAACATACATCTTTGACCGGAAATACTTCACATTCATGCTGTCAAACTGTTTCTGGATTCGTTCCCATTCTGCTTTATGCTCCCTGGTATCCACTTGTATCTGCAAATAAAACACCTGCCTTAATTAAACGGAAGCTCTTCATCGATTCCATCCGGGATATTCATGAATCCGTCCGCATCTTTGGGCGCATTATCATAAAAACTCTGACTGCTGCTCTTGTACTCTTTATATGCCTTCGTCTCTGTCGGATCCGGGATGCCCGCATTCTCCACTTTGTCAAGCGATACGAACCACCGGAGGACACGCTTGTTTCTCTCTTTTCCGTCATAAAAATCTTTCTGTTCACCGAAGACACCTCCGATTTTCTTACCTTTAAACTGTGCCCCGAAATTATTTCCCCACTGCGTCACAAGTCCTGTGTTGCTATGTTCCACGCACGTTGTAAAGGTTTTAAAAGAACGGTTGCATTTTCCATCTGCATCTTCTGTCAAAATATACTGTGTTGCCTGGTTCGGCCATTTTTTATCCGGCCGGATGTCATTCTTAAACTGTTCTGTAAAATATTCCGGCTGTGAATCATCCGGTGCAAAATCAAAAAGTACAACGATCATATCCTTCCCTGCTTTTGATTTTGTCTCACTAACCTGTTTGATGATTAATTTATGTCCGCCTAATTCTACCGGCTGGAAATCGCCGCCTGCCCGTGTTTCATCATAATTATTTGGTTTCTGCATTGTCTTTCTCTCCTCTGATTTCGTAATAATCCCTGATTGCTTTTTCAACTAACAACATGTCATTGTCAATCACGGTGTCTTCAAACATACCGATCGGTGACTTGCTGACTGCGCCATCTGCTGCCTGTGTAACAAACAGATGTTTGTTTGATTCCATGATGCACCGGAGTACGATCGTAAACATTCCTTCAATGCATACTTTTTCATCTAGAAGTTTTCCTATTGTCTTTGGTTTGATCTCCCCAAGCTCATTTGATTCCTCATGCATAATGACATATACGATCTTGTCTGCCGGGACTTTCACGATGATAAACTGGATCAGGTTCCAGAAATGGTCTCCGATCTGATTGTACAGACTGAAAACTCCGTTTCCGCCGCCCGCGATACTATGTTTACTCATAAACATGTTCGTGATAAGATAGCCCGCATCATCTATCACGATATTCTTTGCCTTGGATGCGATCAGGCATTTCATGACCTGTTGATAATCGTCTGTGCTCCATCCATCAATTTTCCCCTTGAAAGGAAGCGGTTTGTTTAATACCCTTATAAGGTTCCAGTCCGGGTTACCGGCACAGTTCCTGAGGCTTGCACTTTTCCCCATGCCTGATTTTCCAATGATAAGTACTGGGATTGCCATTATTCTTCCTCCTCTTCTTTGATAATTGCATTATTAGCTGCTTCTTTTATCAGCGTTGATGCAATGTCCTTTATACTGACATCCGCATTTAACTTGTCTGCTATCCCCTCTAAAATATCACAGGCTTCTTCGCTGACCCGGATAATACCGCCACCGGATTTATCTCTGGTGATGCGCTGTTCTCTCTTCTTTGTTTTGATTACAATTTCCATTTGTTTTTTCTCCTATCTGACTGTCCAGAATGGCAGTCCCATTATCACTTCTGCTCATTTAATAGTGATGCTCTGTCCTTCCACGATCTCTGCTCCGGAAATATTATTCCCTGCCTTGATTGCATTTTTAATCATGGTTTTGTCCGGTGTCGGATCCGCATATCTTAAAAACTCTTTTGGTAATATGGACATATCTGTCACATTGACACTGGACACCTTTCTGAACGAAATAGCTACTTTCGGAGTCTGGAATTTCTGTCCTGCAAGATAACCGGACAAATATTTTTTCAATGACTCCATCTTGTTCTCTGCTGCCTTCTGTCTTCCTGCAAGGGCATCTTTTTCAGCTTTCAATGCTTCCGCATCCGCTTTCAGATTTTTGATCCAGCAGGCAATATTCTCAATCTTTGTGTCTCGGTCCATCTGCAGTTCATCCAGTCTGACAGAATCAATGATCTCTCCTGTTTCCATGTCCACACAGTTCATGATCTCCTGGTCAATTTCATATAAATTCATAATTATTACCACCTTTCATTTTCCCATTTCTTGTACATTTCTTCGTCTCTGCGCCGATCTGCCACTTCCTCTTCTCTGGCTAATCGCTCATGCAATCTGTGAAGCCTTGCTTTCTCAGCTTCATACTGTTCATAATCATTGTCTGGAAATTCTTCAATTGGCATAGGCAACTGACTCCTTTTTGCCATCATCTGTGATGTCTATATATAAGTTGTTAGTGTCTACAGTAAATGTTCCATATATATTTCCATCTGCTGCGAGGACTACATCTCCATCCTCAACCCCTAAATTTTCAAGTAAAACTGATAAATCTTTCAATGCATCAATAAGCTGTCCACTGTCATTTCTACTTAATCTTGTTGCTGGCATTTGCTTTTTCCTCTCTTTCTGCTATAATGGGTGCAGAAATACTTTTGTATTTCCACGGTTTAAATAGCACCAGTTCTCGCCAAAGAATTTGATGGTGCTATTTTTATGCCCTTCTGTGGTCTGCTCCACAGTCGATAAACTCAATGTCGGCTTCCTCCTTTCTCCGGATCCAGTCTTTCCGGCGCTCCTGCTCCCGCTTCACTGCCAGCTTGTACATCCGCATGCCTGCCACCAGCAGGGCCAGCACAACGGCGATTCCTGCGATCAGCAGGTCATATGCTGTTCCATCTGCTTCACACATGGCTCCGAAGAGCGTTATCGTTCCGCCTGCTGCCATTAATATATAACTGATATTCTTCATCTTGCCCTCCTGTATCTGCTCTCGTTTCAATTCCGAGAAATCTATCTAATTTTGCTCGAAATATAAAATATTGATAATTTGTCAGTCCTCTACTTGGCTTTATCACGCTTCCCAAGTCCCAACGCCCCGCCTTCATCTGCCGCCTTAAGTATTCCTCATTGCATCCGATCTCGGCAGCAGCTTCTTTTACGGATAGTCTCTGGTTCATTTTCTCTCATCTCCCCTCTGCCCTACTTATTGGACTGGTGTTATGGTATCTTCCATTTCTTCCCCTCTTGTGATATGATTTTAAAAATGTAAAGGAGAAGCTATTCATGTACCTATTGATTATTTTTTTAGAAATTGTAATACTCAAGTTCGTGTTAAATCTTTCTCGGCTTATAGGAACACAGGTAATGTTCAAAATATTTCACAATCAGCCGAAAAACATAGCTCAATACTGCCCTTTTGTAACTTCTTTGTTTAATTCTGCCGGAACTCAGCAAATCATTTTGTCTACAACCAGAGCCAGCGGCATCAATCAAGCACAGCGCGATTACATATCAAACTCCTTGGCACGCCAAGATACCAGAAATGAACTTGAAACAATTTTCCAAAAAACAATCGGTGTTTACAAATTTCGTATGTTGCAAACCATAAATCCTTTTTACTGGCTCTTTCTTCCTAAATTTATTTTAGAAGATTTCAATGTCGTTCTTCCTAAACTTGGGCAAACGTTGTTGAACCTATTTTATTGGGTTCTTGGTTTTGTCGGAACATACTTTCTTGAAAAGTACCTGGATTCCCATTTTCAAGATTTTTTTCAGCATATAATTGATATGCTTCCGTAATGAATTTTCTAATATCGCTACGTTCTCTACGGCTTACGGTTTTCCGAAGCCGTATCACTTCGTCAAACATTGCCTGATACAGCAGGGCATCTACTTTTTCTGTATCCGTTTCAGTAAATACTGGCTCCTTTAAATGCTCCATCTTTTCTCTCATCTCCCTTCCTATTTACAGTCCAGACAATTGGACAGGTGTTGTTTTTTTGAATACTTGAATTTTTCTTCACAAAATAGTAAAATTATTTTAGCCACATCATACTGAAAGGCTTTCAAAGGAAAATCTCGCCTTTGGAAGGAGGTGGCTTATATGACTTCTCTTTCTGAGAAAGCTTTAGAGATTCTTCAAGCCAATACGGAAAAAACAGAATTTTCAAATTCTTACCTAATCAAAAATGGTTTTTCCGATGCAACCGCCAAAGTTGCTATCAATGAACTTGAAGCGAAAGGCTATATTTTCATCAGCCGCACCTATGTGAGCGGTAACGTAGTTTTTGAACTTGTATAGTCTACATGACCCTAAGTGTTCGCAGCGCTTGGGGTCATTTTGTTTTGTCCGGCATGCGAGGGCTTAAACTGTTCCAACGGAACGCCAATCGCATCACAAATCCGCATGTACTCATTTACTTCAATTCTTCTTTTATCATTCAGCATCATACAGAAAATAGGTTCTGGTATTCCTGCTTTCTTGGCAATATGTGCCTGCTTAAGTCCATTTTCTACCAGATACACCTTTATATCGCTTCCCTTCAAGTTCTCACTCTCCTTTCTGTCCTACTTATTTAGTTAATATTAAACACATTCCTTTTTCTTCCTCATTTGTGTTATACTTTATGAAAAAAAACAAAGGGGAAAAATTATTATGGACACACTCACTTTTATTCTCGCCTTAATAGGCTCTTTAGGTACTGCATACTCTGTAATTATGACGTTCTATTGGAATCGGGTAAGTATTAATTGCAGTGTTATCGAGTACAGCCCTGCAGAAGATTCTCTTATTGCGTATATGTCGTTTACAAATAACTCAAGACTTCCAATTTCCATTACAAATATCTGTATTTGGAACGACTGTGTTCCGTATAGCTGTGTCCATACACCAGAGATTGTAAAATTTGTTATCCGGAATTCGAATAATAATCAAATCTTCAAAGAAGCTATCCAGTCAATTCCCCTTCCAATAAATTTATCTTCTCTCTCAGGGACATCTGGCTATGTTTACTTTTTGTTTCCTCGAGAAAACTATCCAGTCTCTTCCAAGTCTCTGACTGTCGAACTAAGCACCAATCGTCATGTGACAATTCGAAAGACACTTTCACTTGAGAAGAGTTTACGTATTGTTCAGTAGAATACATTTTTCTCACCTCTTTCTATTTTCATAACTTTTATTATGATTTTCACAATATATTGATATTTCAAATTATTTTTCTCTATATATTGTATTTTTATATTGACACATAAACATTTGTTCTGTATAATTTTGATTGAACATTTGTTCTTGCATCGCTTGCTGTGTGTGCCACCTATCAAAGAAAGGGTGATTTTATGTCTAAAAGAATTAGTGTGACACATGAAACTTCAACCGGAAGAAATACCAACTTCCATGACAATTACACTGGCGCTGATATGACACGCGCTCAATTTGTTCGTCAAATAAATAATGGTAACTATGAAAACTATCATGTTAGAAACATTAACGGTGTCCAGACTCCGGTTTCCAATCCAGATAGTTCCCGTAACAACAACCTCGGTTAATCTTCAACAGGCACACACACAACTTTGCAGTTCCTTTCTTCAATGACATCCATATCTTTGATACTGGCAAGCAATCCGCCATCTGCATCTGTGATAAGAATTTCCGAATACTCTTTTCCTCCAATCTGCATTTTACTCATCTCCCTTCTTAAATAACTCATTCGCATCAACGCTTAAAGCCGTAGCGATTCTTAAAATATCAATATCCTTAATAATCTTTCGCCCGTTCATCATTGCACTGAACTGTTGCTCTGAATATCCGGCTTTCTTTGCTACTGCGCTTTGCTTTAAGCACCTGTCCTTGATAATTCCTTTTACATTTGGTGCTACAATAGAATTCAAGTTTTCACTCCCTTTCCTCAAGTTACTTTAGTTCTGTTTTAGAATAACTCAAGTTTATTTAGTTGTCAATATGTTTTTCTAAATTTTCTTGAGTTTTTATATTGATATTTGAATATTTCTGATGTATAGTGGATTTACAAGGAGGTCCATCATATGGGTATTGGATATAGAATAAAAGAAGCTAGAGAACAATTAGGATTGACACAAACAGAATTAGGGCAGAAAGTCGGCGTAACAGGTTCTGCAATTACCAATTATGAAAAAGAAACCAGTCACCCTAAAGAACAAATCATTTATAAGTTAATGGAAACTCTTGGCGTAGATGCAAATTACCTATTTCAAGATTGTATGAGCATCCCTCCAAAGAACAACGACATAAACTTATCTGAATATGAGCACATAAAAAAATACCGTGGTCTTGATGAGCACGGCAAAGAAATGGTAGACTTCACACTAGAAAAGGAATATGAACGCTCTGTTGCTGAAAATAAGAAAAACGACAATGTTGTTTCTATGACAGTCAGGGAATCTTCTGATTACCAAGTTAATGCCGCACATGCAAATAATTATAAAGATGCACCAGATGAACTGAAAATCGAGGAAGAGAAAATGCTCGACGAAGATTTCTAGTCCGGATTATTGGACATCTGATTTGATATGACATTGCTGGAGGTGAGAGCATTGACTTATGAAGAGCTTCTTGTTGAAGCGGAGAATAACAATCTCATTGTAAAAGAAAAGCCTCTTCCTATTAGCAAAGGCCGTATTAAAGGAAATCGGGTTGCAATAAGGAAAGGCATGACAGAATCAGAAAAAGCCTGCATACTTGCAGAAGAACTTGGGCACCATTACACAGCTGTTGGAGATATCATTGACCAGTCCACCGTAGAAAACCGCAAGCAGGAAATGTACGGCAGAGCTTGGGCATATAATAAACAGATTGGTCTTACCGGTCTTATAAATGCTTACAGGAATCACTGCCAGAATGCTCACGAAGTTGCCGAGTACTTAAATGTTACGGATGAATTTCTCGCGGATTCGTTGAATTATTACAAGAGCAAGTACGGCTGCTGCACTCAGGTCGATAATTATGTTATATTTTTTGAACCGAATATCGCTGTTATGGAATTATTATAAGGGAGGAAATATTTTCATGAAAAAGAAACTATTATTAACTTTATTGGCATTAACCATTACCTGCTCCGGATGTGGAAGTAAAACTTCTAATCTTGATATATCTTCAGAATCACAAGCTGCCGAAACTGTTGTAGAAACAGAATCAACTACCGAAAGTGATTTAACTGATTTGAATAGCTTAGGTGATGTAAAAGTTGAAAAAGAACTATTTGATGTTGTCATTACTATTCCTGCTGACTATGTAGGAGAAACAACTCAGGAAGAACTTGAAGAAAAGGCAAAAGATAGTGATATACATTCTATTACATTAAATGATGATGGAAGCGCTACCTACGTAATGTCAAAGTCTCAACATAAAAAATTAATGCAGGAAATGGCTGACAACATTAATAATTCTTTGGCTGATATGATTAACTCTGACGACTATCCTAACATTACAGATATAAAAGCTAATTCTGATTTCACTAATTTTACAGTTACTACCACTTCTACAGAATTGGGACTTACTGATTCCGTATCTGTTATGGCATTCTATATGTATGGTGGATTGTATGCTATTTTTAATGGTACAGAAGTTGATAATATTCACGTTGACTTTGTAAATGCTGATTCTGGCGAAATTATCAGTTCTTCTGATTCATCAGACATGACGGATTCTGAATAAGGATCATTGCACCTTGACAATATAATATACTTACCCAGGCAGCTGGAGGACGTGCTCTCATCTGATCCGAGCCTTACGGAAAGGATGATTATTAGAGCCTATGAAACTTTTTCTGTAAAATAACCTAAGTAAGGTCCTTCTATGATACA